CCCATTGGCATAATACTTCGGTCCTTACGATCGACTCATCGTCATTAAGTACCGCTCGAAGGTTATCGGGGTGGACTGTAAACCCTAGCGACGGGTTACTTTGTGCAGCCCCAGCCCAGAAGGCGGGAGAATCATCTACTGGAGTCTCTGGCGGTGCGCTCCATTCGAACCAGCCAATAGGATCACCTGATCCAGCGATCGCACCCATCGCTCTTTCGCGTAACTTGTTGAGAACGATCGAGTGCTGGTGGCCCGCGTTCGAGTAGACGATTACCTGGGGGTTTTTAGAACTCATCTGGGTATAACGCATCGAAGACCAAACGTCCATGTCTTCATACTCTCGAATTTCGTCCATGTGGATAGTATCGACGGCAGCGATACCGCGAGCGGCTGAATTATTAGCTCTAACCAGGTATCGGTTCCCATTTTTAAGTCTGATTTCCTGGGAACCCTTAGACTCGTATTTCTTAAAGAACCCTTCGAGTAATTCTGGGGTCGATTGGATAATCTGGTCAATCTTAAAAAAGATTTCTGCCGAAGTAGTAAGTTTATGAGCTGTTGCGACCTGTAATTTCTCGCCTAACTCGTACATTTTCCAGATAATTAGAAGCGCCATAAAGGTAGATTTACCCTGTTGACGGGCTACGACTACGCCTACTTCTGGGTGAGCCCAGCGCCCATCGCTCTTATATTTAAGCATGTGTAAGGCCAGATATTCTTGCCAGGGAAGTAATGGGTAGTCGATCCGCTTGCAAAATTCGATAAATTCTGGACCTTTAGACGGTAAATCTTGCTCTGGAGTCCTTAGGCGAGGCTCTGTGATGCCTCTAATAACCTCTGTAAGGCGATCTGAGCCGTTTTTAGCCGTTTCTGGGGTATCCATGTCTATTCGTCCTTATAGTGCGTTATCGAGCCGTTTTCGGGGTAAAAAAGAACAGGGAGAGTCAAGGGTGTCCTGTCGCTCTCAAAAAAACGCCCCCCTTTACGAAGATTGCAATTAGAACACAACAATTGCAGATTATCTAAACTATCGGCTATAGATGGATCGGCTAGGCGTCTAGGTACTATGTGATCTACATGGTTACCTGGCATGCCGCACCTCTGGCATGTACCACCATCTCTTCTAATGACTTCATCCCTAAGCTTACGCCATTTAGTAGTCGATCCTTTATTACTTAGGCTACTCATTGCCAGCCCTTACTTATGAGGTGGTTGAGTGCCTTGCAATAGTTAGGGTCTTTATCTACTGAGCCGTAACGGTGAATGGTGTAGTGCCAGAACTTCCAGTATTGCCTTAATGGAGAAGCTACTCGTAGGCTCTCTATCTTCATCTGGTAAAGGCCATAAGTTCTTTTAGTGCCTTTAATATTTCCTATTGCCTTATGATCCCATCTGCTCTCTCGATAGATAATCTCATTATGGCATTTATATTGCTTATCATTTAATGTAAATCGAGCTATTGTTTTAATCTCTTTGATTGCTTGGTCTGTCGCCTTAGCATCTAGGGGCGTAGCTATAGATAGAGATATCCCAATAGCGATGGCTACCACGCGGGCTAGCCGTGAACGGCCCGCGCTGAGCCCCTGATGGGCTCTAGCCGTAGAGCGTACCAGACTAGTCAAATCCATAAGTAAAAGTCCTGTTCAGAACGGCGTGTCGGATTATCGGTTATCGGTTGAGTAGAAGCCAGAACCCTTAAAGGCGATACCTACTGAGCTGTAAACTTTGTGCATAGAAGCGCCGCAGAACGGACATTCTAAATCGTGAGGCTCGCTTATCTTAAATTCTTGCTCATAACGGGCATTAGCCTCGCATTTTTCGTTATCGCACTCGAACTCATAAATTGGCATCTGGATCGCTCTCGCAAATTCTGCAAACCTCTGTAAACGCCCACGCGCCGCATAGTCTGCATCTCATAGGCTCTAGTTTAGCAAGATCATTACTAAAATCGCCGTAACCTGCGCGAAGCAATAGATCGACCAGATCACCTAGTCGCATAAAGGCCAAATAGTCCTGGGGACTACCTTCTCCTTGACCATTAAGGCGACATGTAACGATAGGCAGCCCACCAGTTTTAGCTGCCCTCTTTGTGACCTGATCGATCCACGCCTTAGGCTGGAACGCCGATCTAGCTTTAACTTCCATGTCGAACGGGACATGAGTTATATCTTTTCCAGCCCCTCGACCGATATCCGCATGAGGCCACCACTCCGATAGGTAACGGGCGACTACACGCTCGGTCGAGAAACCTCGGTATTTACGGCTTTGTGAGGCCATTTACCGCGTGGCACTTAGAACATGACCAGGACTTATTTTTAAGGTTAACCTTGATATCTTTGTAAGGTATTGACTCATTACATAAGCAACATCTAGTAGTAAAAGTAAACTCTTCGAGAATTGCTATAACCTCTTTAGAGCGATGAATTTCATCCTCGGTAGGAAATGACTCCCACTCGCCATCTTGGTTCATAAACTGTAGTTTTCCCATTTTAACGCCCCTTTTGGCGCTGCCATGCGCCCTCTTTATTAATTTCGTACCAGATTACGTCATTAGGTGCTGGGCAACGAGTTAACTCGCCTGTAACCGCGTAAGGGCACTTAAAATGCCCCCAGGGCTTACCAGCCTTACTAGTACCAGTCTTCCAAACCATGTCGCCATGCTGGCAACGCGGGATATCCTTGTCTGTCTGGCCGCCAATAATCTCTTTCACCGTCGATACAGCTTCCGCCATTGTGGGCGGCATACTCGAAGAACGTATAGTCCATGGATCATCCTCTTTCACTACTGGAACGTATTCTCCCGAAGTTTCCGCTAGCTTCTTTTTCGTTTGGTCAATAATTGACTCGGTTTTCTTAGCTGTTGCCACCTTAGTCATTTCTTCTCGACTGGCTCTTTTACCCTTAGTCGCGTAACCCGCATTAGCAAGCGCTCGACCAATAGCGCTAGTCTCGCAATTTTCCAGCGCGCTAGTCGCATTAACGCCGCGTCCCTGGATGGTTTCTTCTGCAAGGCCAGTTGACCAGGGCCGAATATCATCTCCCGAGCGAAAGATCGCAGCTTCGACGATAAACCGACCAGAAGCGCTATCGAGTAATTTCGTATGAATTTGACCATTAGGGTTATCTTTCCAGAACTTAACTAATCGCTCTTCGACTGTCTCGTAATCTTCTAGGTTAAACATTCTTTTCGTTTAACTCCTTTAGCCTCCAGGCCATGGACTTTAACTCTCTGAGCATCTGCTCATTTTGGTAAATAACTACCTCGGTAAATGCGTCTCGATCTAGTGCAGCCTTTTTTAAGTCTTCTAACTCGTCCCACTTAAACATAATACTCCCCTTCGTCCTCTTCGGTTGATAACTCGCAAGCCAGCGCTAGGTAAGCGCAAGCGTCTACATAACTGTCGATATGGTTTGGTGTTTCCTGGAGTCTTGCGAGCTTGACTTCGACCATCGCCAAACACGCTTGATAGTCTGATATTGGTATTTCCAGCATCTGTTGGAGTCGTAACGCAATTCTTGTCTGATTAATACGAGGGTGACCGTAAACTCGTCCTCGGTCTCCGATAATATCGGTGGCAGATAATAGGACCTCACTAGCTCTCACACTTTTACCCTTTCTACTTTTTCGTAGTAGGCGCGGACGGCCTTTCGGCCTTTTATGTATCCCACTCGAAGGCCCACGATGCGGCCCAGGTGGAAATATAGCGCGGATAAAATGACCATAACTACCAGGTCTCCGAATGATGGATCAAACATTTTTTCTCCCTTTAGTAAGCTCTTTACTTACTGAGATAACCATCTCATGACTTTTAGGCTTAACCTAGTAAATTTAGATAACGAAATGGTAACAATTCCGCTTCGTCTATGTGATCGTCGATCGACCGATCTAGTTCGTTATCGAGATCGTCCATAACGGCGGCCATGGACTAGGAAAGTCCCGTCCTTTTCGATATAGATTAGGTCTACCTGGACGTTCTTATTATGCTCGGTGATGATAGCGAAAGCCTGTTGCCAGTTAGGCGTAGAGACGTATTTAGCCGATTTTAGGGCCATTGCGTGTCCTACTTCGACTCCACGCAGAACGCGCCCCAGACGGCCGTTAGAAGCCTCAGAATAGGCACTCTGACCCGCTCTATGGGTGTGTCCCATAATGACGTTTAGGCCATGTCTGCGAGCTTGATTTAAAGCGCTCATGCCAGGGTTAGGGTTGAGCGCTCCCAGGTCGCCATGTATCGCGATCCAGCCTTTAGCAATATGGAATGGCTCTTTATGGAAAGTAATACCGAGCTCGTCGAGTTTTAAGAACTTCTCGAACTTTAGTTCTGGCAACGATAGAAACGCTGGGATCTTCTTCATAATTACGTTATAGAGTCGGTCCGTATGGTTAGAACGGATCATGTGAGCCTCTTTAACATGCTCTGTAAGTTTCCATAATACGTCGACCGTATGGTCGCGATCACTAGCTAGGGTTTGCTCGTACCATCCTGGGGTATTTTCTGTCCATCGGCTAATCTGGGGTAGGTCGATTTCATCTCCGATAGTGCAGACAGCATCGGGGCGAAATGCCTTAATAAATATCGCGAGATTGTTAACAAGATGTGAGTCTTCGTACGGGCATTGGAGATCGGGTAAAACTACCGTTCTTTTCATTAGTCCTCATCTTCGTCCTCGTAGGGTAAACGATCTACTCGGTCTGGAATTTCGGGAAGTATCCAGTCTGGATAGGCGTCTCGATCGCTAATAATGGCCAGACATAAGTCAACCGCGAAACCTGCTCTACGCAAGGCTCTATACATTTCATGAAGTGCTATAGCCCACGCGTCTAAAGCGTTATAGGTATCGAGGTCGATAACTCTTTTTCTAGCCATAGTTTTATTCTCCCTTATTTAGTAACATTTCGTAGATTTTGTCTACGCGTGTCTCCAAACGATTTACTGAGTCGCGAAGGCTCGAACCAGAATTAGGCTTAAGCTCTGAAAGGTAATGCTTAACTAAGAACTGTAGAAACGCAGCCACTCCACCTAAAACCGTAATTATGCCTACGGCTATGGCTGAGATATCTACCGCGCTCATTACTTTTTAGGTGAAGCGTAACCGAATACGCCAGCGACGATCGAGCCCAGGATCGAACGATAGTCCAGGGCGAAATTAGACGTGGTTCCCCATACGGCGAGAAATGCGCCTACGGCTACTACTACTGGATGTTTCATGTTCATTATTTGCCACCTAACATTGGAATATTAAAGAAACTTCTATCTGTATCTCCCGAAGTATTAAACGAGATGTGCATGTGTTTAACGTGTTTATTTATGCCATCGTATCGACGCCAGGACCACCGAGCGCGAGAACTTGCGATCTTGCCATCAAAAATTATGTAGGCTATACGCTTCTCGCCGCGCTTAGCGGCTAAACGAATTTGATCGGCTAAATCTGGCATCAGATCGGGTTTACCCTTTTTACCAATAAGGTCTCGATCTATGTCTAGGGCTCTCACCCATCCGTCATGGTCTGGGTTATGGTCCGATTTTCTGGCGCTGTGCCTAGAATCGCCCAGCCATCCATCGCTGGCCCTGTCGCGGTCCATAAATGAATCGTCGATCTGCTCGCGAAGCTGAATAGCTGCGTGACTTAGTTTAGGTTTCATGAGAGAAGAAGTTTAGCCTCGTCCTCTGTAATTCCCAAACGTTCTAATAAAGCCGCTTTTGCTGCCGTTTTAGATGTTTCATTAATCAATTCTAAATCGCTTAAACGCTTTATCTCGGCTTTGACTTGCGCTAAAGTAGGAGCAGCACCTTCGATTTTGTGCCATACGATAGTCGAATAATCATCCGCTGTTATTACGAATTCTGCATCTGGCTTAAGTGATTGGATTGCGTTTGTAATGTTAGCCATAATTAAGCACCAATTTCTATAAGTGTGATTGACGAAATAACGTTTGGGTTAGCTGCCACATAACCAGAATTTGCGGTAGTGTTAACGTTGACTTGCGTTTTGTAAGTGGTGGAACTCGTGGTCGAAGGAGAATCTAAATAAGTCGCTCCATACATGTTAGCGAGTGCGACGTTTGTTGCCGTCGCTATATTTATGCTCTTTGCAGAGCCTAAATCTTGAATAACTGTCGAGCCTCTAAGTAGTCGGATTGCTCCAGCTACACCTACAGCAGCTCTTTCGGCAAATAAAGCCTGGTTGTAAATAACCAAAATCTTACTAGAAGTGGCACTAGGTGTTATAGACGCGGTTAATCCAGAATCGGTAGGCGTAGTACTTGCTACTACCACCTGAGTAGAAGTACTAGCAAAAACCACCTGTAAAACTTTTCCGCCACTTGCAGGAGTGGCCCATTTAAGACCAGTCGCAGCGGTCGAATCTGCCGTCAATACTTGCCCGTTTGTTCCTACCGCCAAACGCGCTGGAGTGTCTGCCGCTGTTGCCGCAATTAGATCGCCTTTAGCGTCTACGATCGCGTTCTGAATAGCGTTAGAATCGTCCTGGGCTACCCAGGTAAAATCTAAATCGGTTCCTGAAGCCTTAGATAAAACCTGTCCAGTAGTTCCGCCCTTTAAGTCGACTAGGGCTGTGTCGATATCTTGTCCTAGTGCAGCGATAGCGGTCGCGCCATCCTTTACCAGGTCTGTAGACTGGGGAATATCCCAGCCAAAATTGGTTGTCGTGGTTGCCATTACGCTACTACTCCTATCGCGTCAAGCCAGGTTAGGCTAGAACTAATTGTATTCCATGTTTCGGCGGCGTTTACTTGTTCCCATTTTACCGCAACTTGCGAGAAGTTTATGGGAGACGCGTTAAACGTTAGCGAAAGATCGTTAAATGAGGCTCGGAAAGTCCAGCCTTCGA